GTACCTACTGTTCCCGGCATTGTTATTTTTTATTTAGAATTTGAAAGTTGATTTGTTTGGTGTTGGTATTGGAGATGGCGATGCGCATTCAAAAACAAGTTGTTCCTGTCTGCGAGGGTATGCAGCATCATCAACTTGAACGCATAATCCTGCGGCAATTTGAACGGCAGAAACAGCGTCATCGTGTTCAACTGTCCAGCCTTTTTTGATTTCAAAGCCATCTGATGTGGTGAAGTCTTTCAGGTATTGCACTTTCATATTTTGTCTATTTTACTTTTGAGTATCGAAGTCATTATTTTCAAGGATTCATTTAGTGATGTTGATAATCCTCTTTCGATGAATCTGTTTTCTCCAATAAATTTTGTGCCGAATTGTATGAATCTTGCGTAATACCCATCATTCGGCTTTTTCTTCCCAACAGCCGGCCCAACAAAAACAGCCGATTTGCTTCCCGCAAAACGTAATACTTTTATTGATTTTTTCAGGTTGCCGGGACTATAAGTGGCAACAACACTTCCATTGGAATATCGTTTGTGTGTCCTTGTTCCGACAGGTGTATTTGCCTGAAGATTACTGACTACTGGCTTTGCTGCAACCGATAATTCACTTTTTATTGTCTTTCCTACCTGCTTGTTTACTTTTGAGACTTCGACAATTATCTCATTCATTTGACTTTCGGTAGATTTCATCACTATTAGTTTTTCGTAATGAAAGTATAAATCGCTTCCCTTCCAATCAGCATTCTATCTTCGTTGAAAATGTCTTTTGAAGACACGAAATACCCGTGTTCAACCGTAATACCCCCAAGCGTTCCGCTTGTGAAGTCGAACACTTGCCGGATTGCTGCGTCTATTTGCCCGATCTTATTATATCCGTCTGCCCCTTGCTGGATGTCAGACCAAAAATGAAAAGTGACGGTTTCGGTGTCATACCCTGACGCTTGTGTTTTTTGCTTGTCTTTTGGCAGGGTTTCAACCATGTAGGCGATGGCAGGGAAAGATACCTTTTCTCCGATCAGTACCGGGTAAATACGCGTTGAAACCAATGCCGTTACAGGAGTTGATGCTATTAGTTTGGCGTATATGTATTTTCCTATGTTCATTCTACTTTGTGCGCTTGAATTGTCATGTAGGCCGATCTACCTGTATTCTTTATATTTAATATGCCATAATTCGATCCATTGTAAACAATCCTCATTTTCTCGTCAATATCGTTTCGGTATCTGATAGTAAAGTCTGCCCTTGTCGTTACAACAATCTGATCTGCTGCTATTCCTTCGCCTGATCCTGCCATTGACCAGCACGATGTTAAGTCGCTCCAAGTTAATATCTCCTGTACAAAATCCCCACGGCTTGCAGTTTCCTGTTGAATCGCTATTCTTTGGTTTAGCTGTCCTATGTTTGTTTTCTTTGTTGCCATTATGATCTGAATTGGAAGAATGGAAGCAGTAATATATCGGATGCGTTTATCTTTTCCTGTACCATATCTTCCCTGTTTGCGTCCATCTTACCGACCATGTTCAATATAGCAAGTCTCATAGCAGCAGGCACAGTTGATGGTGATGTGCCGTACCCTGCTGTGTATGTTATTCTGACTGCATCCGGACGGATTGCTGTATCAATTGGCCATTCATAATCTACATTTGGGACAACAAAGAATGCCTTTGAATTGGCATAGCTTGTGTATTTCGATGATGAAAATGTTTGGGTTGTGCCGTCTGAGTCAATATACTGAATGCTTGAAACGGTTTGCCCTGGTCTAATTGAAAGTACTATTTCTTGGTTTCCGTTGACAGGAAAAGAAGAATGTGTTTCCACCACTGTTTGGGTGAGCATGGCAACTGAATACAATCGCTCCACTTGTTCGCATAATGCTGAAACATATAATCTGATCAGGTCATCATCTTGTGCAATATCATCTAATCTCAATTGTCTTCGGACATCATCGAAGGCAACAGGAAGATCGTTTAATTTTGTAAGCGTCACTCCCGTATATGTGTCTTGGCTTGTCATGCTATTATCTTTTTTGGGATGCCAGGTGGTGCGCTCATGTGATTGCCTGCTGTTAGATACCAGTCTCCTACGATTAACCCTGCCGTTTTTGCTGACTCATCGCTGTCATATTGAATTAAAGCATCCATCCATGCTTCTACATTTGCAGGCATGGATCTTGGAAAAACAATATTAACAACACGCTTGGAAACTGCTACATTAATCGTCATTAAGATGTAATTTTTTCGATTAACGTAATAATTCCCCTGAACCAAGGATAAACGCTTGTGTCTGCAAGTGTCACCTTTAAATCGTATAACAGGATGTTATCAAGTGGCAGGGTTGATGTTCCAACCACTTCAGGGCTGATTGTCAATTCTCCCTGCGTTGGGTTTGTTAGTGCTATCCCCGTACCACCAGTCTGTAATGTCAATACTACTGTTCCTGCTGCGTTCTTGATCTGCATTTTTGCTGTTGCTCCTGTCAAGTTGATGGCCACGCCATCCTCATCGGTCGCGACAACTACGATGGGCAAAGTACTACCCTTGTACCATTCCATTTCCACCACAGGTGGACGCAGCGATAGTCTTTGCGCATCGGTCATTTCTTCCTTGTTTGTTTTTCTGAATTGTTAGAGACCGCTTTTTGAATAGCAGGGTTCACCATTACGGCGAACCCTGCTTTTATCAAATCTTTTGCGATCTCATCTGTTGTATCGTATTCCATGCTTTTCGCGTATTGAAACTCAATGCTTGCAACGGATTCAATCATTAAGATTCTCACGATTACGCAAGTTTCAGGTGCTTGATTGCTGCCGTGTTGATGCAGTTTGCGTCCCAACGTGCATAACCTTGGAAGCCTACCAAGCCATTGGCTGCGTACAGTTCGTCAAGGCGCAATACAGTGAAGTCTTGAACCTGACGGATGATGTACTTGGAAAAGTCACCGCAAAGCAGGATTTTCTTGCCTGTGGTCATTGCGCTGTCCATACCCTGATTGATCCAGTACTGCGTACCATCAATCCGGTCAGGCTGTCCAGCAACGTAGGAAGGCATCCACAAGGAACGGCCATCAGATGTGCCGATGGTCAGTTTTTTCAATACCGCCAAAATAGCATCGTTCAACATGAAGCCAAA